GTTCGATTCCTTTTCCAGGTGCGTGTGCTTCGAGGCAGATGGCAAGGCGTTTGAGGCCCACGTGGGTCCTTCTGCTTTGGCAAAGGAACACGCCGTCTATGCTGCGGCGTTTCCCGGCGACAGGAGGCTGGGGTTTCTTTTGTCCAAGCAGTTGGAGCTGAGTGGCACAACTTCTTGTGGGGCGAAGTTTAGACGCGATGGTGGAAGGGCGAGCGGCGACTTCAACACGGGGATGGGGAATTCTTTGTGTTTTCTCGTTGAGGTCGTGTCCGCTTTGGAAACTTTCGCGCTTTCTAAATTCGACGTTCTTGTGGATGGTGACAATGTGCTGGTCTTCTTGGAGGCAGCTGAGTCGGAGCCCGTGTTGGGGGGTTTTTCCGACGCCATTCTACAGAGCTGTGGCCACGAGGTGTTACTTGAGCGTCCTGCTTTCGTGTTAGAGGATGTGAGATTTGGTGGCTCGGCCCCTGTGTTTTTGGGCGACAAACACGGGTGGTCCATGGTTCGCGAACATCATCGGGTGATATCCGGCGCTTTTTCCTCACACATTTACCTTCGGGAACCTGTGTTTGCGCGGGAGTGGATGGTGGGCGTGTCCATGTGCGAGCTTTCTCAGGCTCGTGGAGTCCCGATCTTGCAAGCCTTCTTCACCTCCGCTATCAAGGCCTTGGGACCTGTGAGAAAGGTCCGTGAGCATCCGCATAGGGATGCTCTCGCTTTGGGAGCGTGGTTTGCAACCGAGGACAGTGCGTTGGAGGTGAGCTTGGAGGCGCGCGTTTCTTTTGAGCGCGCGTTTGGGGTTCCGATGGAGGAGCAGCGAAGACTTGAGAGGTCTTTCGATGACATGGTGTTTGGCTCTTCCTGGGAGAGCTTGTCGGGCGTAGAGGATGCGTCTGACTTGCAGGACTTCATAGACAAGCTTGTCTACAACGGACCATAGGTGGAGCAGGCGTTTTAGCAGCGTGGGCGTGGGAGACTCGTTTTTAGGGTGGGGCGAGGATTGTTCTGTCAACCCTCACCGGTCCCGACTGTTGGCAGGAGTGCACGGACTTAGCGCCCACTTCGGTGGGAATAGCGGCGCTGACGCGTAATGGCGAGGTGAACCACCGTGTGTGTTGATTGTATCAATAGCGGACAAACCGGCGCTTGGGTTGGGTGAGCGCGCATGCGTTCGCGCCTCTGGCGGCAGACATAGCTATTCCACCCTTTTTACGGGGAGACTTGCGGCGCTGTGAGTTAGTCTGTGACATCGCGAGCTGGGTGTGGTTGCTCGTTCCGCAAAAACCACTAGCCTCAGGATTGGCCAACCTGGGGTGGTCTGTACGCAGGCTGCCTGGTCGAGGCTATCG